TTCAATTACAGGGAACGCATCAGGATCAAGAAAAGTAACAACACCAAAGGCGTAGTAGCCTGAGAAATACAAATCTTGATCGGGAGGCTGTGGAATCGCTACATAAGAGTTAGCATCTGGCGAAGCTAAAACTACACCTAGTACCGGCTGCATGAGTACCAATGATGGATTTAAAAATTGTGCTTGCATAGACCAAAGACCAGTTTTTACTGTTGGTCTTTCGCGCTGAACAAGTCCTGAGACTCTACTCCAAACGGCCATTTTCTTTACCTCTCTAAAAAAGAAAGCCACCCATAAAAAACTTCTGAATGGGTGGCTTTTGGTATTAAGAAAGTGCGTCTTTCAAGTGAACACGAACTATCTTCTCATCTTCAACACGAACAGCATCCATGTTCAGCATGAGATAAACCTGCCATGCAAATGACATATCGGGGCGTTCTGCTACGCGGCTACGAATATCGCCTGCAACATGAAGACCCATTGCTGATTTAGTCATTGCAATACAGTCAATCTCACCCACTGATGGTGCAATTAGGCGGTTAGAAACAACCCAATCCATACCCATCCAGTTAGGCATATAGCCTGTGGCAAGTGCTTTTGCATTTTGGAAGTCAGCACTTGTTACTTCTAACAAACGCATTAAGACGTGCTTTTGACGCGGTGAAATAACCATTGTGATTGTATCGTCAGGATCGCAGTCGTTTGTTTCAAACAACTCTTTAACCTGCAAAACAGTGTCCAATGAAATTATGCCAGTACCATCACCTACGATTTGAGAAGTAGGGAAAGCTACTGTACCACCATTACCATCATTGGCAGGGGCAAAACATTTGCCGATAATAATATCGTCAACTGTACGCTGCATATTCATTACAAGGTTTTTGGTGCTTGCTGATTTAGGATCAATCAACATTTGAACGATGTTTTCTGGCTCAATAACTTCACCAGTATCGTAAGTTTGAATAACTGTGTTTCTGCGAGTCCAAGCCAAACCATCTGTTGAACCAACTGCGCCAGAACCATCACCACCTGAAGGCGATACAGCGCGTGGACCAGGCTTTAAGCGCGCAGAACTTTGCGCTAAACGATCCCAATTGTGTTTTTCAGACTGTTTGTTTACTTCGGTAACTTTGTCACGAAGACGTGAACGAGTTTGTTGTGCTAATTGACGAACATTTGCTTCAAATGTTTCGATATACGCTTCTTGAATTGTAATAGCCATCAGTATGATGCTCCTGAAAAGTTAAATTAATAAGTTTTCGCTTGCATCTACCCGCTAAACGGAATGTCTCTAGCTTCCAAGTTGTTTTCTGTCTATCTTGGCAAAAGACTGCGCAGACCTTTCGGCTACCTGCTAAGGCGACAGTCTGGTAAGTTCAGGCTAGGGCGCTTTGCCTATACTCATGCTCGTACCAGACTGTCTATTGTCGCTCGCGGTTGTTAAGCAACTAGCCCGAATTTATAAAATTTACCAACTTTTGTAAAGTTTTATATACAGTAATTGGTACAAATTAACGAAGCCCCTTGTTGGCTGCATGAATTAACTCAATTCGCTTGTGCATCAAACGCTCATATTCTTGGCTGCCTTGGGTGTGCTGATCCATGCGCTTTAGGATTTCATCTGCTTGCGCCATAGCTTCAATTGGATCAAGTCTGCGATCTTCAGGATTTTCAGTGTTGATAATTTTCTCCTCACCACCAAACTGCTTAACTATTCCATAAAGCCACTTAGACATTTCGCCAGAAAGTGCGCCTTCAGCAGCCATTTTTTGCAACTGTTCTGGTGCATCGGAATTTTTTATCATGTTGTTGATAGCGTTAGTGCGCTGTTCAAAGGCATCGCCCCACTCATTTTTCAATGATATTTGGCTTTCCTTGACTGCATTGATTTGGGCTTGCATCAATTCGCTTTGGTTTGAACTGGCAGACTCCATCAATGTTTTGTACTGCTTTGAAGACAGACCCAACTCAAATGCCTTTTCGCGTAAATCTGGAAGGCCATCAAATTGATCATAGCCATCATGGTTTTCTGGTCTGCCAAGCTTAGAAAATAACGCTTCCATTCCTTCAGCATCGTCATTATCTGGAAGCTTCAACAATCCAGGCACTTTCTCTAGCAGCTTAGAATTGAATTCACTCCAATCGTCAGCGCCTGCTTCTTGGCTTGGAATTCTAATTGAATTGCCAAGTCTGCTGCGCATATTGCCAACCTGATTAATGAAGTTTTCCATGCTGCCTGCATTTTTAACTTCATCCCAACTTGCTGCGGTTTCTCCTAATGGATCAAACCAATTACCTTCTGCTTCTGACATTTATCGTTCCTCATGGTTAATAAGTTCATGCAAATAATCCAACACATCCCTTGCGCCAATGTTCGCGTAAGTTGCGTGGGTATCGCCCTTCACAATCAGTCTTTTGTGAGCAAATTCTTCTTCAAGAATCGTTAGTAGCTCCTGACCTTCAGGGAAATTCTTTAACGCTTGCGCAACTTTTGCTTTCTTGCGGATTCGCTCTCTTGCCTCATCGAGTACAAGGCTTGTTGGTTTTCCAAATATCATTGTGCAGCCTCCATAGCTTGTTGCATTTGCTCCATGCCACCCAATGCTTCAGCACCTTCGCCCATGGCCTTGGCTGCATCGCCTTCCATTTGCGCTTTTTGTGCTGTTTGCATTTCTTGGGCATCGGCTTGGGCTTTTCTTCGCTCTTGCGAAACTTCTTCTGTGGTTTTAAGCACCCTTGCAGGTATGCCCATATTTCTAGCAACTGTCCTACCGGCTTCTTCAACATCGACAATGGCAACCAAATCTGGAAACACTTGCGACAAGTTTGCTGTGCGCTCTAAGTAAGCCATGATCGCATCGGCTTCTTCAGATTTTTGGCTGCGCGCAAGCATTCCAAGATATTCAATATCCATGCCTGCATCGTTTTCGAGAATGACTTCAGGGGGATCAGGTAGTTCACCTGCTCTTTGAAGTATGTTGAAAGTGCGCTGAATGATTGGATCAAGTAGATCAACTTGGATTCGACCCACTGCTGGACCCATTAAGCGCCATAGCTGCTGAAGCCTTGCTTGAATTTCTGTCGCTGTTGCAGGTGTGCCTCCCATTGGTGGAAGTAAAAGCTGATCGACATAGAACATTTGCTTAATATCATCTTGCAAACGCTCAATCGCATCATTGGTTGCACCAAAGTTAGCGCCTGACTCGAAAGGCTTAATGCCTGCGATGTTGCGAACAATAGTTAAACCGGCAGGCTCTAAGTCGAAGTCAGAAAGCAATGCTCTTTCTTCAGCCAAGATAGATGGATCAAGTACCTTCTCACGACTGCGCAAATCAAAATAGCGAAGCGCATTAACGGTTTTGATTGCAGGCATTGCGATAAAGCTTGGTGAATTGCCATGCTTGGATTCATTAGTCTTAGCCCATCGCGGAATGAATGCAGGGTTTTCATAAAATCCACCCTCTTTCAAACATAAGCCATCGCTTACTCGCATATAGCAGCTACCCCAAGGGCGCGCATCTACTGCAAGCTGCTTTGAAACATCAGCATTGCGGTTTTCATATACCGGATAAATACAGTAAACATATTCATTGCGGGTTTGAGTGTCTTTGCCTTCTTCTGCTTTTTTGCGAATTTCTTCAGGGGTATCATCACCAAACAAGCTAACCACTTGGCTATCTGTCCAATGATAACGTCTATAAAATCTGCGAACCTGCCCCTTAAAATCTTCAATAAAAAACGCATCTTTCATTGGCACTGATTCAAAATCAATACCATCCCAATTTTCATCATCCATGTTTTGTTCAAAAATTACACTGCTACCATAAGTAACCAAGTCATAGAATGTTTCTTGGATTTCAAGATTAAAGTCTGACTCCTGGATAGCTTGCCAAATTCTTTCACTAACAATTTCTAGCCACTCCCTTGCTTCCTCATCTTGATTTAAAAAATCAAACTGAAAGCGAACCCCAAACCATTTGGCATTTGGGTTGGTTAGCGAGTCATGAATAGCACTTGCTAGTGCTTTGGCTGACATAATTCCAGTTGAGTCATAGATTTCATATCTATTCCAATCCTGTGAATTCTCGCTCTCATTGTTTTGATAGAAGTCGCCCCTGAAAGGGCAAATATATTTCTCGATCTCTTGCCACATTGCTTCGACATTGGAGCGATTGCCTTTCAATCCGGCATATTCTTTTAGCATCATCATTTTGTTCATGGTTTTTTGGCCTTCATTGGTTTTATTTCGTTAAAAGCTTGGTGTGATGGTGGCGGTACTGCTGCGTATAAATCATCCCAAGTGATTTCGTTTACATCCGATTTAGGCTTAACCCTTCCGCGAGTATTTGACTTGACCCCATAGTGCTGCGATAGCTTGTTTTTCATAGCCGTACCGCCCGTTTCACTTTTGGCATAAATGTTTGTGCAGACTTTCTTTGTCCGATTGGCCTCATCCTGTTACCCATGGAGTCATGGTGCAGGGTTGCCAGAACACGCATGGCATCAGCGCCATGTGAGAATTGATCATGTACAGGTGTGTCCATAAACTCACCTGTTTGTGAATTGGTCTTCTTGCGATAGTTCTCCAGGCAGTCAATACCGATCTGACATTCCACTGAATCAAACCAACACTTAGATAGAATTGTTCTGACTGCGTTAATGCCTTCAATGATCTTTAACTTTGGAGCTACTTCAACTTTGTAGCCTTGATCTTCAAGAGTTTCTAACCGCGATTTGCCTGTCATCAGTTCTCTAATGCCAACATCCCATGGCATCCATAATTCGCTGATTGAGTAATATCTAAACTCACTTTCCACTTCACGCAACACATCAAGCAATCCGGTATCTCTAAAATCCCGATAAGCTAAAAAGCGTATTTCTGAATTGAAAAACTGAACAAACCAAATGGCTGTGTAATCATCAATTCCTAAATCAAAGCAGGCAACTACCGGCAGCTTTTCCTCATGTGGAACTCTAGTCACTCGACCTTCATCATGGCATCGGTTCATGTGGCTTGAATAAAAACTACCCTTGATTGCTGCTGCCCAATCACAAAGCATTTCTTGGCGATATTCGTCATCACCCATGGTTTCACGCATGGATTTCAATTCTTCTTCATCAATCAAATGAGTTTCATCAGCCCTAAAGGTTTGGGCATACCAACCTTCAGTCGCTAACGCTTCCTGATAAGTTCTATAAAAATGATTCTTGCCGTTTGGTGTACCAAGAAAGATCACCCAACCCTTGCGATCAGCAAGTGCCGGTCTGAACACTTCCTTCCAGGCAGCAGGTGCTTGGTTGCCCCACTCATCAATAACCAAACCATCACAGTAAATACCCCTGTGACTATCAAACTGATCCGATCCCAACAAAGTCAGCTTTGCCTGACTCTGAACCTTTCGACCATTAATCATCTTTGTAACCATCGGAAAGATCGCAGTCAGTTCAGTCTCTGAATACTTCATGTTAGGGATGTTGCGGGTGAACTCTTTCACATAATCCCAAGCAATCGACTTACATTGCCTGTAGGTCTGCGCCATATAAAAACATCGGGGATTTTGCTTTTCGCTAGTGAGGCATTCATCAATTAGTTCGTTAATGCTCAATACAGACTTGCCAAACCTCCTGTGTATCGCAAGACAAGCAAAACGCACCCTACTGCACCCATCGCTACCCCCTGACCTTAAAGCTTGGTGTATGGACAACTGGAGTGGTCTTGGGTGATAGCCAGTATCAACTTCTACTACTTTAGCCATAGAAGCCTCGATTGGTTGTTTTTTGTACAGTAGGCTAAATGGGGTTTTCTCTGTGAACTCGATAGATGGGTGGTAGCTGCGAAGGCTGCGTTTTTGCCCCCCCACCCCTTCATGACGACCATCGAAAAAAGTTTTTTTCTAGGCATTGGGAAGGCTGCCAGCTTGCAGCGTGTACACTTCAGCCCAGGCTTAAATGCCTTATAAATCAATGGCTTAGGTGGACATAGCAGCGCCTTAATAAGGTGAGGGTTACGCATGATCTAACGTAACCCCTTGATTTGATTGGTGTTCTTCTATCTGTTTGGATAGTTTGCTTAATCCTGTAACGATATTTATTACTGTATCGCCTTGATTACCTGATTCGCTGAACATTCCAAGCGCTTTACCTTGCAATTCATAGCCTCTCAAGGCTGCTTGCGGGTTGTAGTGCTCCCCTAGCTTGGCTGCTTTGTCTGTTATCTGTTTGATCCCTGTTAGAACACTTTCAGGTGTAATAGCTGCAAAGCTTGCAGCCTGTCGCTCAATTTTTTTCAGCTCAGCATTTATCTTTTCATGCTTCAACAGTCTGCTTGCTTGGCTTGCTGCACTG